CGAGGGCAAGCGCGAGGGCGAGGAGGGCGCGGAGCATGGCGGGCTAGTCCTTCACCGCGACGAACTGCCGGCCGGTCACGCGCGAGATGTGCGCCGCGGTCTCGTCAATGCTGTAGGACTGAAAGACAATCCCGCCCCCGTAGCGCTTGCAGTGATAGCGCCGGCCGCCGATGGTGTTTGCGCGCTTCGTGGCGAGGCTGTACTTCTCGGAAACAGGGATCCACGGATCCCGGTCGAGCTCTTCGCGAGTATTGAGCGCGAGGAAGTGAACCACGTAGCGCGGGTTTCCGTTCGCGTCGCTGGGCACGCGGGTGAAGGTCAGGGTTTCGGGTCGCACGGCCGGGATGCCCGCGATTGCTTGCTTTTCGCCACGTTCAATCGCACCCGTGACGTGGTGGCGCAGGGCTTGAAGGGGCGTCATGCTGCCACCTCCGCGGGAACGTGCGTCAGAAGCATCTGATCCGCGAACGGGAGTTCGCGCCCCTGCCACGTCACGAACCAATCGCCGCGGCGTTGAAAGACTCGAAAGCCGAGTTCACCCTGCGTGCTGGCTTGGTTCATCGCGGTGCGCGTGGTGGCCGTGCGCCACCCGCCGGAGTCAAGGCGAATTGACTTGTCCGGGTTGACGATGACAACAGCCGTGCGATGGTAGACGTAGTGGTGCGCACCGTTGACGGTCAGTTGGGCACGTGCGGTGCCTTTGAAAGTGTGGGTCTGTGCCATGGTGTCGGGTCTCCTGATGGTTAGGCGTGAAGAGGGATTGATTGCATGCGCTGCACGGTCTCGCGCGCTTCGCTGATGGCGCCGCGCACCATATCGCGAAAGTACGAACCCCAACGGCCGCGGGCGCCGATGTGATCGCGGAATTCGGCCGGGTTCGCGTATATCGAATTACCGAGAAAGTCTTCGCCGAGGGTCTGACCGGTGGGCACGTGCACGACGCGCATGCGCGACATAAAGCAGACCCATTCACCAGATGCGCACTTGTCTTGCGTTTCTTCGGTCTCGTCGAAGGAAAAATCCGGGTCGGGTTCGTCCGTGATCGACCATTCGACCAAGAATTCGGCCGTGCGAAATTGCCACATGGTTTGCCAGTAGGTTTGCATGGTGTCGGATCCTTACAGTTCGTTGACGTGAAACAGCTCACCGTGCTCTTCGTCGCTCCAATCGGAGACGAACAGACACGTAGCGCCCGATGCGCTGTCGAAGCGCTTTTGGTCGCCGTAGTCGCCGACACAGTGCCAGTGCAGCCCGCTATCGCGCGACACTCGATTCACGGCACCACGCATGGTCGACGCGCGCACCTTGTGCCGCGTCACCCAGCTGTAATTCGCCTCGCCGCCGTATGTGTCGGTGACTTCCACAAAGAAGAATCGGGGGGTTTTCATGTTGTCAAGCCTCGGGGTTGAAATTCCAGTAGCGACGCGCTGCGATGCGATGCGCGGCGTCACGCCAGCCTTGCAGATGTTTTGCCACCTCGGGGGAGGACTGCAGGCCGGTAGACACTTCAAATTGATCCACAAGCCCGCGCAAACGCGATGCAGTGCGCTCTCCGTTGTTGAGGGTTTCGACAGCGCATTGGTATGCAAGGGGCAAGTGTGCGATGTTGTCCATGGTGTAGGTCCTTTCAGTACTGCACGAGACGTGCAGCGCAAGGCGCAGAGACAGCGCCGGAGATGATCAGCTCGGCGCGATAGCGCATCGCGTCAAGCCACGTAGTGAGAGGGTCCGAACGATGTTCGATACCGTCGCGGTCGATCCAGAAGACTCGGAAGTAACGCATTGCTGTGTGCTCTGTTGCGGTCGGGATGTACAGATTATCGGCGAGCGAGTCTGCAAAAAACAGCAGAGAGTTTTGAAGATCGGACCCCGTGAGAGCGAAAATTTTTGCACGGTCAGTCAGATTGTCGCCAAAATGCCCCCGCAGCGACAATCTGTGTGAAGCATTTCAAGCAATTTCTCGCTTGTTTTTCTCGCAAACATGCAATAAACTGTCATTTCGTTTCACTTTATGCAATAAACCATGGCCAATCTTCACAGATTAGATGGTAATGACCCCGAAACCGGCGGGATTCTGTTCGTTTTCGACAATGGTTTGTCCAAGGCCGCCAGCTGGCGCAGTGCCGTGCCCGTCGACGACACGCTAGAGCTCGCGAAGCAGTGCGTGACGCAGGTAGTGCAGGCACTGCTAGATGGTGGCCACCACGAAGCCGTGCGCGGCACGAACTGGGCCTCAGCTGTGGCCGGCTGTCAGAAACACATCAGCGACTGGAATGCTGCCTTCCGAGCACGCATCCGCAAGGCTGTGGACAACATCCCGTTGCCGCACTGATCCGCGGTAGACATAACGCCCGCTGTCGCATGTTGACCCCGTTCCCTGTGCCCCGTGGCCTGTGGATAACGCAGCGCGGGCTGGGCGCCAGGCTCGAGGATCGCGGGTCTCAGGGAACGGGTCTCGGGGAACAAGTCCCTAGGAAAAGAGGGGGTGGGGGAGGGGGAAGGCCCCCAAAACACAGAGGGGGCTTACCCCCTCTGAGGGTCCCCACCCCCAGTTCCCCGGAACCCGAAACCCACGATCTTCGGTCTACGAAAATTTTTGCACGTTCGCATCTAGAACATTTGAGGTCCTCGCAAAAATTTGCAGAATCCAAAATCTGAAATTCGATCCACATGCAAAAAATCGCAAACATTAGCCCACCACTTCCGACCAAGTGGGAGCACCTTTGCCAGCACTACGTGATGCACGGTTCGATTCTCAAGGCCACCAAGGACCTCCGGATGAACCGAAGCTCGGTGACCAAACTGCTCAGGGACCCGCGCATCGCCAAGCGCATCCAGGAGATCCAGGCCGCGGAGTTTCAGGACCTGGGCATCACGGCCGAGCGCGTCAAGGAGGAACTGGCGCGCGTGGCCTTCGCCAGCGCCGCAGGGCTGTTCGACGAGGAGGGCCGGCTGATCCCGGTGCACGAGTTGCCCGACGACGTGGCCGCGACGATCACCGGCATCGACGTCGAGGTGCAGCAGAAGATGCGCAAGGACGACGACGGCAACCTGGTGGCCGAGGACGTCGTGACGAAGAAGATCAAGCGCGCCGACAAGATGGCCGCGCTGGCGCTGCTGGCCCGGCACTTCAAGATCGTCGGCGCGGAGGACGACGGGGTGAACCAACTGGCCACCGCGCTGGCGGATCGCCTGAACCGCGCCAAGCGCCGCATGGGCGAGGACTTTCCGCTCGAGGACGCGGAAGACGCCCGCTACGTCGAGCGCGTGCCGGAGCGCCCCACGGCGGCCGAAGAGGCGCGTATCATTGGCACCGCGCCGCCGGCGGCTGAGCCGGATCACAACCTCTGGGACTGACCACCATGAAGAACCCCGGCAACAGCACCCACAAGCCCCGCGCCACCGACCCCACGAAGTTCCGCGCCATTGCGACCGGCGTGGGCTACTCGCAAGGCGCGTCCTACCGCACCGGCCTGGCCCGCGCCGTGGAGGTGGTCGAGCACATGCCGCCCGCGCAGCGCCGCGCCGTGCCGGCCGCCGAGGGCTACCCGACCGCCACCTACGAGGGCCAGGCCGAGGCGGTCGCCATGGGCGACGTGGACGACGTGGCGATGCTGCCGACGATCAGAAGCACGATCCGTTGAGCGGTGGGCGGCAAGGGCAGCGGGTGGTTCGGGCCGCGTCCACCCGGGTGGATGCCGCCGCAGCCCACCGACGGGTCGAAGCACGCCAACCAGAACACGAAAGGCACGCGGTCGTTCCAGCGCGTGCACAGCCCGAACAACTTCGCGGCAAAGGACTGGCGGCTCAACAACCCGGCGCAGAACAAGTTCCACGGCTACGTCCGTGAGACCTTCGACTACCCTGAACACCTCAAGATCCCCGTGCCAGTAGACACCCTGCGCGAGAAGTCGGACCCCTACGCTGGGTCGAAGATCGGCGAGTTGCTGGACAAGCTGGCCAGCTTCCACGACGACCCTGCGGGGTTCGTGCGCTGGGCCTTCCCGTGGGGCGAGAAGGGCACCATGCTCGAGGACATGACCGGTCCCGAGGAGTGGCAGCTCGAGCAGATGCAGCGGGTCGGCGAGCGCATCACCGCCGGCGGCGCCGAGGGGGATGTGATCGAGGAGGACGTGTCCTCCGGCCACGGCATCGGGAAGTCGGCGCAGGTGTCCTGGTGGATCCTGTGGGCGATCAGCACGGCCGCGGACACCCGCGGCGTCGTCACGGCGAACACGGACAACCAGCTGCGCACGAAGACCTGGGCCGAACTCAGCAAGTGGTACCAGCTATTCATCGGCCGCCAGCTGTTCACGCTGACGGCCACCGCCATCTTCATCGCTGGCGACAAGGACCGCGAGAAGTCGTGGCGCATCGACCAGATCCCCTGGTCGAAGGAGAACACCGAGGCCTTCGCCGGCCTGCACAACCAGGGCAAGCGCATCCTGGTGATCTTCGACGAGGCCTCGGCGATCGACGACGCCATCTGGGAGGTGACCGAAGGCGCGCTGACCGACGCGCGCACGCAGATCCTGTGGCTGCGCTACGGGAACCCGACGAAGACCAGCGGCCGGTTCTTCAAGAACTGCACGCAGGGCAAGCGCAACACCTACACCCGCGTCGACAGCCGCACCGTCAGCTTCACCAACAAGGCGCAGATCGCCGCGTGGGTCGAGGAGTACGGCGAGGACAGCGACTTCGTGCGGGTGCGCGTCAAGGGCCAGTTCCCACGAGCCGGCTACGCGAACTTCATCAGCCCCGAGCTCACCATGCAGGCCCGCCGGCGCAAGCTGGGCGTGGAGGTCTACCAGGCCTACCCGAAGTTCCTCGCCGTCGACCCGGCGCGCTTCGGCGACGACTTCAGCGTCATCACGCTGCGCCAGGGCCTCAAGGTGCACTTCCAGGTGGCCCTGACCGGCTTCGACGGGCCGGACCTCGCCAGCCGGGTCTTTGAGATCTGCCGCAAGGAGGGCCAGATCGCCTGCATCGCCTACGACGCGATCGGCAACGGCGCCGACCTCGACTCGGCGCTGCGGCGCATGCCCGGCCTGCCGCCGCTGATCGCCGTGCAGTGGGGCCAGCCGGCGAAGGACGACAAGCAGTATTTCAACCAGCGATCGGAGTGCTGGGGCAAGATGCGCGACTTCCTCGAGCACGGCCAGATCCCCGACGACGACCCGCTGAGCGAGGAGTTGACCAGCCTCGACTACGGCTACGACGCGAAATTCCGCATCCAACTGCAGAGCAAGAAGGACTGCAAGAAGAACGGCGGCAAGTCCCCCGACAAGGCCGACTCGCTAGCTCTGACATTTGTGCCAGAACTGATCGACCGGAAAGTGGTAATGGCGAAGGTCCGGCCGGTCCAGCGCCGCACGGTTGTCTGGACCCGGTAGATCCGTGCATAATCCGTGCCCATGATCGCCCCAGTCCAGCCGCGCCCGCTGTCCTCGGCCAAGGCGCCTGCGCCTGCCGGAGTCAACCCGATGGTCCGGCAACTGGGGCTGCAAGAGGTGATGGAGCGCGATGCCACCGTGCCCGACCCCGGGCAGGACATCACCGGCGACCCCCACACCGAGTCGATGCTTGCCGGCCACGTCCGGCTGGCCTGGGCCCGCAACAAGTTGTCCAAGGTCCGCATCGACATCAAGCTGCTGTCCGACCTGCGCGCCCGCCGCGGGGTCTACAGCGCCGCGCAGATCAGCGCGATGCAGGCGGCCAACGGCGGCATGAACATCGTCTGGGCGCCGCTCACCGAGGTGAAGTGCCGCGCGGCCTCGGCGTGGATCCGCGAGATCGTGCTGCCCGCCGGTGAGCAGCCGTGGGGTGTCGAGCCGACGCCGATCCCCGACCTGCCCAGGCCGATCAAGGTGGCCGTGGTCAACAAGGCGGTGGCGCAGGCCAAGCAGGCCATGGTCGAGATGGGCCAGGCCACCGGCGAGATCATGCCGCCCGACGAGTTCCGCACGCTGGTCGCCGAGATCGGCGAGAAGCTGCGCGACGAGGCCGAGGCCACGCTCGCCAAGATGGCGCGCAAGCGCGCGACCCGCATGGAGCGGCAGATCGCCGATCGGCTCGCCCAAGGCGAGTACGAGCAGGCCATGGACGCCTTCGTCGAGGACTTCGTCACCTACCCGGCAGCCATCCTCAAGGGCCCGATCTACACGCGGCACAAGACGCTGCAGTGGGGTGCGGGCTTCAAGCCGATCGTGAAGAACGAGGCCGCGCCGACATGGGAGCGCGTCAGTCCGTTCGACGCCTACCCGGCGCCGTCGAGCAAGTCACCGCAGCAGGGCGACTTCATCGAGCGCATGCGCTTCCGCCGCGAGGAGTTGTACGACCTGAAGGGCCTGCCGGGCTACCAGGACGATCAGATCGACGCGGCGCTCAAGGACTACAGCAACGGCCACCTCGAGGGCTGGCTCTGGACCGAGGCCGAGCGACAGCGGCTCGAGCAGGAGACGTTGTACATGTGGCTGTCGCCCCCGGGCGTCATCGACGCGCTGAACTACTGGGGCAGCGTGCCCGGGTGGAAGCTGATGATGTGGGGCGTCAAGGGCATCGAGGACGAGACCCGCGACTACGAGTGCAACGTGCTGCTGTGCGGCCGCTACGTGCTCTACGCCACGCTGAACCCGCACCCGCTGGGCGAGCGCCCCTACCGCAAGGCCTGCTACGACGAGGTGCCGGGCGCCTTCTGGGGCCGCAGCATCCCCGACCTGGCAGCCACGCCGCAGCAGATGTGCAACGCCATTGCGTGCGCACTGGCCGACAACATGGCCATGGCCTCAGGTCCGCAGGTCTGGGTGCACGCCGACCGGTTCGCCGACGGCGAGCAGACCATGGAGATGTTCCCGTGGAAGATGTGGCAGCTGAAGTCGGACCCGACGCAAGGCGTCAACCCCGGCATCGGCTTCTTCCAGCCGGATGACCGCGCGCAGTCGCTGATGCAGACCTACGAGAAGTGGGAGATCCGCGCGGACGACGCCACCGGCATCCCGCGCTACACCTACGGCAACGAGCGCGCCGGCGGCAGCGCCGACACGGCCACGGGCCTGAGCATGCTGATGAACAACGCGGCCAAGGGCCTGCGGCGCGCCATCGGCAACATCGACATGAACGTGATCTCGCCGACGATCGAGGACACGTTCAACAACGAGATGCTCTACAACCCCGACGAGAGCATCAAGGGCGACAACATCGTGGTGCCGCGCGGCGCCGCAGCGATCCTGATCCGCGAGTCCGCCCAGCAACGCCGCATCCAGTTCCTGACGTTGACGGCCAATCCGATCGACAGCCAGATCATCACCTCGCGCTACCGCGCCGCGCTGCTGCGCGAGACGGCCGCCGCGATGGAACTGCCGGTCGACGAGGTGGTGCCCACCGACGAGGAGTTGGCGCAGCAGATGGAGTCGCAGGCCAAGGCGCAGCAAGAGCAGATGGCAATGATGCAGCAGGCCGAGGAGCGCAAGGACCAGTTGAAGATCGAAGCGATCAAGGTCCAAGGCGGCATCGACATCCAGCGCGACGCGGCCAACGCCCAGCGCGACGCGGCCAGCAAGCAGCGCGACCTGATCGCCGACGTGGTCAAGCAGGCCGTGCAGGCGGCCATGCAGGCCAAGGGCGAAGAGAAGAAGCCCGGCAAGAAGATCCGCTACGAATACGACGAAGAAGGCAACCTGGTTGGCGGGGAGCTCGCATGATCCGCGCCTTCGCCTTGAGTCTTATGCTTCTGTGCGGTAGCGCACACGCGGGCGGGGCGGCGTGCTTCCCGCAGAGCCCGTGGGTGCCGATCAACCTGAGCGGCAAAGGCCTGATGGAAGGCGCCGACGCGCGCCTGGGCGGCACCTGGTCGGCGATCTGGTGCCCCACCGGCACGTTCAGCCCGACCACTGGCACCGAGGTCTGGAGTCTCTACACGCACGCGGTGCTCGACAAGTACCGCACGGTCAACGCCGACGCGCTGATCGACATGGCGCAGGCCATCATCGCCGCGCCGGACCCGCTGGCCGCACTGAACGCGGCGATCAAGTCGCGCGAACTCATCCCGCCCGTCGGCAGCATCGACCGGTTCAACTGGGAGTCGCTGCTGTTCGCGGCCTGTACCGAGGGTGTGCGCCTGGCGCCGTTCCCCGGCCAGCCGATCACCAGACCGTGCACGCCGCCGACGCCGGTCGCCGTCGAGATCTGGCGTGCCAGTGGCGGCACGATCTTCACCGCGGCGGGCGGCCGACTCACCGGTTTGACGACGCGCAAGGCGACGCTGAACGCGAAGTGCAACAACACGGCGTCACAGATTGTCGTGAACGGAGCCATATACTTGCCCCTTGACGGAGGTCCGCTGACCGAAGTCACCCTCTGCAAGAAGGCGACCTCATGAGCATCACCGTCAACGTGTACCACCACTTTCCGGTGGGCGCGGACATCGTCACC